CATGCAAAAAGTCTTGATTGAACTGGACGACGACGATGGCGACCTGCTCGACAGGCTGGCCGAAGAACAAGACCGGAGCCGGTCCGCTCAGGCTCGACGGATGCTTTTGCGGGCAATCCGGGAGGCGACCGGGCAAACGATCATCAAGGAGGGCGAGGACCAATGAACCCTCACGCCCTCCGCATTATGAATGCCCCCGCGATCCAATCGCTCGGCTCGCGCATTCAATACCGCAGTCCGAAAACCCTTCGGACCCGTCGCGGTGAAATCAACCGGATCTCCGCAATGGGAGTCCGTGTCATCGGAAGCAAGGGCAAGGCCGCTTTTGTGCCTTGGGAAAACATTCTGGAGGTCTACGCATGAACGAAAACGACGAACGACGCAAAAACACGCCCGAGGAGGTTGCCGCTATCTATGCGGCGGCGCTGGCGGGGAAGGGGATTGAGTTTCGGTATATCGGGTCGCCTGAATCGGAGTGGAGAAATTCGGGCGGCGCTTCAAGGCTTAGTTTTGATTTCACGATCAATCAATTCCGCATCAAGCCCGAGCCGCCGAAACCGCGGGTGATTTATGTGAATGATTACGGCCAAGGCGCATTGGGTGTCGTGTCTCTTAAGTGGAGCAATTTGAGCAACGCAATTCAAGAACGTTGCGCTGGCGGAAAAACCATCCGCTTTATCGAAGACCTCAACTGGAAGGAGGGCGACCCCGAATGAGCGCCTTTCTGATCACTCTTCACCGCGCCAAAGAAGCCCACGTTGGCGGCGCAATCCAAACCCTCCGCGACCGTGGAACGTCCGAGTTCCTCATCGCCAAAGTCGAACGGCTTTTGACCAATGCTTTTATTGCGGGCGCAAGGGCCGCAACTCGCGGCCTCATGGACGAAGAGCGCGCGGAAATCGAGCGGCTGGAGGCTATGGAGACGGAACGGCAGCGGTTCCAGGATTCCAAGGCGGTTCAGTTTATGGACGTTGCGCCCGGTCAACTCATTGAAATGGCGAAGGAGGGCGGACGATGAAGGCGCAACCGGGACCATGGACCGCCGACAAATTCGGCAACGTCACCGACGCAGACGGCGAGCGCGTTCTTCTATCGGGGTTTTCTCTAGCTTGCGGCTTCGTGCCGGAAACCGACCCTTGCTATGCCAATTCTGCGCTGGCAATGGCCGCGCCTGACATGCTTGAGGCTTTGGAGAATGCTTTGTTTTCGGCTAGCCCGACGCGCCTTGAACATCCGACTATGTTCGCGGCATGGGAAAAGATGAGCGCGGCAATTGCCAAAGCGAAAGGAGAAGCATGACAACCCTTGACGAAATCGCGGGCACCCTCGCCCAAATCCGCGCAACGCTGGAAGGGCTTCAACCCGACCCATCCCCGTGGCTTCGCGGTGACGAATCGGCGGCACGTTTCGCCGGGTATCAATCCCGCAAGGCGTTTCGCGCATGGGCCAAGGAAAACGGAATTATGCCGTCCGTTGATGGCGGTCTGAACTTTTGGAGCCGTGCCGATATCAACAAGGCGCGGGAAAGGGGGAAGCGATGACTTTGCAACTCTTCCTCCCCTCGCAAAACGATGCCCTGTGCGAGGTCGAAATTTCCGACCATATCGAATCCGCCCTGAACCTCGAAACCGGAGAAATCATCGACCCGGCGAGCATTCCGCAGGACGAATACAACCACATTGAACGGCGAGCGGTGGAGAAAGCGCAATGACACCCGAAGAACGCCAGCAACACCTCGACGCGCTTAAGGCCGATAACGCCCGTTTTGCCGAGGACTACGAACGCTCGAAAGCCGCTTTGTCCGCCCGGTTCGACATTTCCAAAGAGAAAGCGTCCGACATTCTTTTTTACATGATGAGCGGGGCGGTTCCGTTCATTTCGAGGAAGCCTGAGATTTTTCCTTAACGATCAAACAAAATGCAACCGAAGAAATGCTACTGGTGCGGGCGAGAATACTACGGCTATAGCTGCCCCTATCATTATCCGCGATTTTTTAAGCCGTTCTGAGAATTCCGCACAAAACCGGGGCGCGCATGGTTCACGCGCATTTAAACGACATGAGCAACCAACTAGCAAAAACGGGGGGCGACCTTAAAAGCCTCATCAACTCGGAAGGCGTCCGCAATCAAATCGCCCGCGCCCTTCCTTCCCACATGACGCCGGATCGCTTCCTTCGCGTGGCAACTACGATGCTTCTCCGTGTCCCGAAGCTCGCGCAATGCTCGCAGGAATCGTTTATGAAGGCCATGCTGGACTGTTCCAGCTTGGGCCTTGAGCCGGACGGGCGGCGATGCCATTTGATCCCCTACGGTTCCGAAGTCCAACTTATCGTGGACTGGAAAGGGCTGGCCGAGCTTGCAAAGCGTTCCGGCGAGGTGGTTTCGTGGAAAGCCGAGACCGTCAAGGAAAACGATTCCTTTGAATGGAACACGGGCGAAGTCACGCACTCGATCAACTGGCGCGAAGATCGCGGGAAGCTTCAAGCGGTCTACAGCATTGCGAAGCTTTCCAACGGTGAGATTGACACGGAAGTGATGACGCTGGCCGAAGTCGAGGCGATCCGCAAACGCTCGAAAGCGGGCGGTTCCGGTCCTTGGGTGACTGACTTTGAGGAAATGGCGAAAAAGACCGTCATTCGCCGCCATTCCAAGCGGTTGACGCTCTCGCCGGAGTTCCACCAGGCCCTTGAACTCGACGCGGACAAGCTCGCAGAACGGGATCGGGCGAAAGTCGAGGCCGCAAAAGTCTCCTTCGCGATTCCGGCGATTGAGACGACGGCGGAAGTTTTGACGGAAGGGGGTGAAAATGAGTAAGCCCCTTTATGAAACTGAACTGCGAGACGTTTGCATTGTTGTGAGGCTCAAAACCGATCATTACGGACTCCAGCTTTACAAATCAGTTGATGAATTTGTGAAAGCAAACGAGTCCGCAATCGCTCAAATTCAGCGATACGTTGAGGGCGTGGACTGCGCACAAGTCTGCTCTGACATTAATGGTGTTTTGCCGCCGCTGGAAAAGTGGAATTGGAAGGAATGGCATAAACCGCAGGAGGTGCAGCCATGAGCTATCCCGACTGCACCATTTACCACATGCCCCAACGAAGCGACGAATGGTTTGCCATCCGCAAAGGCATCCTGACCGCCAGCAATTTCGGCCCGTGGCTACTTAAAAACGACGCGACCGCACGAAAGGCGAGGGAATCGGCAATCTGCAAACTCATTGCCGAACGCGCCAATTGCGAGTCTGCCCCGAACTTTGAAAACTGGGCGATGAAACGAGGCGCGGAACTTGAGCCGCAAGCCCTCGCCGCGTTCCAAGAAAAGACCGGCCTCCAGGTCGCCGAGGTTGGTTTTTGCAAGTCGGCTCACGGCGCGTTTGGATGCTCGCCGGACGGGTTGATTTACGATCTGGGATCGGGATTTGAAGGCAAGGTTCCGGTCCCGGAAACGCATCTTCGTTATCGCCGCGCCGGGGTTTTGCCGGACGAATACCTCTACCAAGTCCACGGCTCCATGGCCGTCACTGGCGCGACTTCGTGGTGGTTTCAATCGTGGAATCCGGGTCTTGCATCGCTTCGCGTTCAGGTTTTCCGCGACGATTTCACCGAGCAACTGAAAGCCGCCCTGATCGAGTTTTCCGCGCAGTTTGAAGCGGCATGGTATGAGGAATCGGAAGCTGTTAGAAAGGAATTTGCATGAAAGATACCCTCTTTGAAATCCCTGTTCAACTTAGCCCATACAAAGAATGGGAGCGAAAAAACCGAATCAAAACACATTTCAATCCTGATTGTGAATACCCGTGGTGCGCGAGCCGGACAGTGAAAACGTGCGCGGAATCATTTTACAACAACGGCGAGCGATTCTCTGCCTTTGGAGATTCCAGGGACGAGGCAATTTCAAACCTTTGCGTAAAGCTCAACATTCCGGTTTACGGATCTAAACAAGAAAGGAGTTTGCATGATCCTAGGAATTGATCCAGGGCCGAAGAAAACCGCGCTTGTTTTGATTGATGGGCAACGCATTCCGCTTGCCTTTGAAAAGGTGGAGAACCGCGAAATTCTTCGATTCTTCGCGGGCTTGCACTACTGGCCCGATTACGTCGGCATCGAGTGCGTCGCCTGCTATGGCATGGCCGTTGGCGCTGAAGTGTTTGAGACGGCGGAATGGTGCGGCAGGATTCGGGAAAGCGTCAGCCGTCAACTTGACGATCCATACATTTACCGAGTCTACCGCAAGCAAGTCAAACTCAACATCTGCGGCCAACCAAAAGCCAAGGATGCCAACATTCGCCAAGCCCTTATTGACCGATACCCGGCAATCGGAGGCGGCAAGGTTCCGCAAATCGGAACCAAGAAAGAACAAGGCCCGCTTTACGGATTGCATAGCGATCTTTGGGCCGCGCTGGCGGTAGCGCATACCGTCGCAGATATGAAAGATCAACTCACTATTTGGAAATGAAACGAAGAACCGAAAACGAACTTATCTATATCCTCGCAACCCTGGCCCTCGGGGTCGGAATCGGGATCGCCTTTGGTTGGGCGGTGCATATTTCGGCGGAACGGGCGGACAAGCAATATCAAGCGGGAGGTTGGCATGAGTGACACGCCTGAGACCGATGACGAGATTCGGACTCCCGAAATGCCACCCGGCTACCTCGGAGAGCGCGAAATAGTCGATGCGAGTTTCGCCCGCCGACTTGAACGCGAGCGGGACGAGGCGCAGGGACTTCTCCGCGAAGCCCTTGAAGAACTCTACGAACTCAAGGGCGAGCGCGATTGGTGGAAGGATGAACCGCGCGGGAATCACCGGGAAAGATACGACGCACTTTGCGAACTGATTGAACGAATTGAGAAACAACCATGAACAAACAAGAACAACGATTTCACGCCGCAAAATCGCTACTGGAACGAGTTTACCCGATTGCTCGCGGCGATATTACATTTGACGAGATTGCTTCAGAATGCGTTGAAATGGCTGACGCCCTCCTCGCCGAACTCGACCGCACGGCATCGAAGCCAGAACCCGCGACCTACGGCGGGTGGCGTCCGTGCCCGACTTGCGGAAACCCAATGGCAACTGTCAAGGAATCCTTGACAGCTCAACCCGACGCGGACGGATGGATTCCGCATAGGCCGGGGGATGCGCCCCCGCTATTCAGTGGACACGTGCATGTCCGCTTCCGGGATGGCGAGGAACCCGAGGCGGCGGCCGTTTGGGATTGGGACGATAACGATAGCCCTTGCGATATTGTAGCCTGGAAACCCGCGAAGTAATCAACTTAGAAACGACATGAAAGGACTAGACGAATACGACGCCTTTATTGAGGCAAAAAACAAACGCGCCCCGCTTTGCGGATTTGAACCATTGCCGCTCATCGCGCCGCTTTTCCCGTGGCAAGCTCGCGTTGTCGAATGGGCGGTTCGCAAAGGCCGCGCCGCGCTTTTCGAGGATTGCGGACTCGGAAAAACGATTCAACAACTTGAATGGGCTTCCCAGGTTCATCGCAAAACGGGCGGATCGGTTTTGATCCTAACACCGCTTGCCGTCGCGCATCAAACGCAACACGAAGCCGAGCATTTCGGAATCACCGCCCGCGTTGTCGAATCGCAAAAAGACGTTGAGCGCAAATCGGGAATCTTCATCACGAATTACGAAAAGCTCGACAAGTTCGACGCCTCGGAATTTGCCGGGGTTGTTCTCGACGAGTCCAGCATCTTGAAGAATTTCACCGGCAAGACGCGGAGGCAACTGACCGATGCGTTCAGCGGCACGCCCTATCGACTCTGTTGCACTGCGACACCCTCGCCAAACGATTATACGGAATTCGGCCAGCACGCCGATTTCCTTGGGGTTTGCACGCCGCAACAAATGCTTTGCACGTTCTTCATTAACGACACCTTCAATACCGGAGACTGGCGCTTGAAGAAGCACGCGGAGAAGGAGTTTTGGGAATGGGTCGCTAGTTGGGCGGCCTGCGTCTCGAAACCGTCAGACATTGGATTCCCGGACGATGGCTACATACTGCCGGAATTGAATCTACAGACGATCATGGTTGAAGTCGATCATACCGAGGGCGCAAACGAAGGCGACCTGTTCCGGCACGCCACGCTTTCGGCGACAACGATGCACTCGGAAATGAGGATGACCGCACAAGCTCGCGCCGATAAGGTTGCCGAGCTTGTCAACGGCTCAACCGAAAGCTGGATTGTCTGGTGTAACACGAACGACGAAAGCGAAAAGCTCGCGAGGGCAATCCCGGATGCCGTGGAGATTCGCGGATCTGACACTGCGAAGAAGAAAGAGCAAGCGGCGGATGATTTCGTTGATGGAAAGATTCGCGTTTTGATTTCCAAGAGCGGGATCTTTGGATATGGCATGAACTGGCAACACTGCCATAACGTGGCCTTTGTCGGATTGTCCTACTCTTTCGAGGACTTATACCAAGCCCTTCGCCGCGTCTATCGCTTTGGGCAAACGAAGCCCGTCAATGCCTACATCGTCCAGGCTGAAACCGAGGGCGCAATTCTCCGATCAATCGAAAAGAAAATCCAACAACATCAAAAAATGCAGGAACAAATGAAACTGGCGGCGGAATCGTTCCGCGCCCAAAACGACAAGCCAAAGGCAAAGACGACAATTGAATCCCAGTCCGGCGACGGATGGACGGTTTATCACGGGGATTGCGTCCGGGTGGCTAAATCGCTACCGGATCAATCTATCGACTTCTCCGTGTTCTCGCCGCCGTTCGCGGATCTGTTCACCTATTCCAATGACCCGCAGGACATGGGCAATTGTGACGACCTCGACGAGTTCACGAGGCATTTCGAGATTCTGATTGAGGAAATGGCAAGGATCATGGTTCCGGGTCGCGAAGTTGCCGTCCATTGCGTTGACCTGCTTGCGACGAAGTGGAAGCACGGATATATCGGCTTTCAGGATTTCAGCGGGGAGATTATCCGCGCGTTTTGGAATCACGGTTTCACGCTTCATTCCCGAATTACGATCTGGAAAAGCCCTGTGACCGAAATGCAACGGACGAAGGCGCACGGATTGCTTCACAAGACGCTTTGCACGGATTCGGCTGGAAGTCGTGTCGGAGCGCCAGACTATCTGCTGGTTTTCCGCGCTCCCGGCGAGAATCCAAAACCCATCGTCAAGGACCGGAATCGTTACCCGGTGGACTGGTGGCAGGAAGTCGCCTCGCCGGTTTGGATGACGGTTGACCAAGGCCGCGTTCTCAATCGCGACGGGGCGCGGGATCATGCCGACGAAAAGCACATTTGCCCGCTTCAACTCGACGTTATCGAACGGGCGGTGGAGCTTTGGAGCATGGAGGGCGATCTCGTTTACAGCCCGTTTACCGGAATTGGAAGCGAGGGGGTCGGGGCCTTGAATCTCAACCGTCGTTTTGTCGGGTCGGAGCTGAAAGAGTCCTATTTCAAGCAGGCCTGCCAAAACCTCGGGGCCGCAAAATCTCAACTCACTTTGTTCTGATGCAAAACCATTGCGAACAAATCCAACGCCGCGCCAAGGCCAATATTGAGCGATGGGGCGATCAACCCCTCGAAACCCTTGGCTTAGTTGCCGCTGAGGAAATGGGCGAGGTATGCCAGGCGATTCTGCAATGGCAGCACGAAGGCGGCGAGAAATGGCGAATCTACGACGAGGCCCGAGACCTTGCCGCCGTGTGCCTGCAAATCCTCAGGCATGAGGAGAAGCCGGATTGAACCAACTTGCGATCCCGCCGCTTTTTGTTTTGCCTGAAAACGCCAATTGGCCCGGTTGAGACCCGGAAAAAGTATGGAAACAATCAACAAGACGCCTCAATCCTCTTCACCGCGCCGGTTTCATGCTTCCGGGTCTCACGCGGTGGGGAGAGTTGAGGTTTTTTGTTACCCATGATTAGCGCACCATCACCGAAAATTGAAGTTACGGCCGAAAGCGGTGTCGTAAAAATAAATTTCATTTACGACGGAAGCCCGGAAGAACAAATGCTTTGGATTCCGCCATGTGTCGCCGATTGGCTTTCGGCCGCAATTCGCGAGGCCAGTAAAGAGGCAAAGCTGGCCGATTCTTAAAATCTACTTGATCGGCAGGGGCTTTTTGTCGTTCCTGCCCTGTAACGCTAAACCGTTACAGTAACGCTATGCCAACTTATACAAAACTCTTTAACTCGATCGTCACGTCAACCATTTGGACCGAGGACGACAAAACCCGAATCGTTTGGATTACGATGCTCGCGATGGCGGACAAAAACGGCGAAGTTCACGCCAGCGTCCCAGGCCTCGCCAGAATCTCCGGGGTGGCCTTGGGGGACTGCGAAAAAGCGCTCAACAAGCTTTTATCCCCTGATCCCTACAGCAGGACTCCGGCCTTTGACGGGCGGCGGATCACCCCGATTGACGGAGGGTGGGAGCTTCTGAATCACGCCAAATACCGGGCGATGGCGTCAAAAGAGGATGCAAAAGCGGCGACGGCGGCAAGGGTCAAAAGACTTCGCGGGCGTAACGCCAATGTAACGCAATGTAACGGTGATGTAACGGTTGGTAACGCAGACGTAACGCAAGACAGGGACATAGCAGATACAGAAGCAGAAGCAAATACAGAAGCAGAAGCAAAAGAAAAGGAAAACTCTAACGAGTTTTCCAGCGCGCGAGGGCGCACGCGCGAGGGGTCTAAGACCAATCGCCCAACCGTCACCCGCGAGGAATTCGACGCATTTTTCCGAGAAATCGGCCTTTATCCCCGGGACGCTGAAGCGACTTGGAACAAGTGGGAGGGCAACGGCTGGACCAACAAGGGGCAGAAAATTGTTTCATGGGAGGCTACCGTCCGCGCATGGAAGGCGTCTGGATACATGCCGTCGCAGCAATCCCCGTCCGACTACGAGGTTGATTGGTCCAACGCGAATCAATCGCAGCCAGAACCGGAGCAAGACGACCTGATGGCAAGCTTTCTCCGGCTCAAGGAAGCCGAGGCGCGGGAAGCGGCGGGCGATCACCCGGATTACTGGACCGACGAGGAAGCCGAAAAAGAGGAGGAGGCCGGATGCTTCTAACCGTCTCAGACCTCGCCGAGCAACTCGCTGGACGGATTGAGGAAGTCGCCCCAATGCTCCTTCCCGGCGGGAGGCGTCACGGCAACGAATGGCTTTGCGGCGACCTGTCCGGCGCACCGGGAGATTCGCTCAAGGTCACGATGACCGGGCAGCATGCCGGGCAGTGGCGAGATTGGGCCACGGACGATCACGGAGACCTGATTGATCT